GTTATGTTCTACAACTCAACAGATGAATATGGAAGTGAGTATAGTGTTCTAACATCACATGAAGACCTTGCAATAAAAGCATGTAAAGGTGAGTTAGGAAAAGAATTTGCTAAACAAAGAGCATATGCAAAATATGTTGATGGTGAATATCAAGAAGTAGAGATTAACAAAAATATGCTTGTATCAGAGAGTACAAATAAATTGTATAATAAAAATAAGGGAGAATATAAAAATATGACAAAAAGAGAACTAATTAAATTTTTAAAAACTGCTACAAAGTTTTTAATGGAAAATCAAGACTATGTTGGAAGTTATCAACTACTTGACTCTGTTTATGCTGTTGTTGTAAGGTGGTCACCAGGCTGGGGAAAAGAACTTCGTGATGACGCTATTCAAGCATCAGATAATCCAGACTATGCTCTAGAGGCCACCATTGCAATTTACAATCCAAGTGATACTCCAGATGCATGGGACATGCCTTATGATAAGAAGACAGGTGATATTATTGGTGCAGGTGGAGTAGGCATTTCACCGAATGAGAATTATAAAGAACTAGCAGAATTCTTACTAAAAGAATATAATGCCATACTAAAGCATGACGCTCAATCTGAAGAGTCACTTGAAGAAGGTGGAAAAGGAAGTGGTAACTTCAAAACAGGTGCACAAAGATACAATGATAAAAAAGACAGTGGTAAATACTATATGTATAATGACCGAACAGATTACACATTAAATACCAAGCGTTTAAATGAAGAGGTAGAATCAGTTGAAATTTTTGATATTTTAGGTATTGAAGAAGAAAATAGAGAAAGTTCAAAACATCTCATTTCTCAATATAAAGAATTACAAAATAAATTTCCTCAAGCATCAATTTGGCTAAATGGTGATGTTGGTATTTATGTTAAAGGCAAAGTTCTTGGAAAAACAGCAGATTTGTCAGCAGTTGAGGAGAGAGTAGTTGAAGAAGGTGAACATAAAAAAGACAAAATATTTTCAAGATATGATGCTGAACAAGAAAGATTTGCTAAGTTTTTATTAGACCATGATGTGCCTGCAAAAGAAGTTGAAAAATTAAAACAAGACTCAGGACTAAATGGTAATCCACTTGCTCAAAAATATTTTGAATTGAAAAAATCATTGAAAGAAGAGATAGTTGAGCCTGAACTTCCAACTGAAGTAACCATTGATGGTGAACTTCTTGTTGATGATATTGATGATATAGGTGAAGCATATCTTGATGAGACAATCAGTGATTGGCTAAGTGATAACTATGGTTTTGTACATCTTGGCTTTGATTATGATATTGTTGGAACAGATGTTTATGTATTTAACATTCTATGGGACACTTCAGATGAATATTCATTAGAAGAGAGCATAAAATTAAATGAAGCAACTGCAAACTTTGGAACAAATGATATAATTAATCTTTGTTCTCCATATGTTGACCCTGATGGATATCGTGATTATATAGATGAATTAAGAGAAGAAGAACCTGATATAACAGAGGAAGAAATTGAACAAAGAATTTCAGAAGTTGTAGACAATGATTATACTTACATGTATAACGAAGTTAAATCATATTTAAAAGAAGTAGATGATTTTGTTACTGTTGAACCTGGCTATTATGAAGGATTTTATATTAAGTTCAAATTTAATGATGGTTTAGAGTTGGCTGAAAATTGGTTCTATTATGACAAGGAATATGCACTTCAAGAATTTAAAAATACAGTTGAAAAAATTAAGCAAGGACTAAAGAAATCTGTTGAACAAGACCAACTAGTTGAATATAGTGTTGCATTTAGGGCAAGCAATGGTGAGACAGGATATAATTTTAACAAAGAAAAAGAACAATCACTGAAGAAAATTGAAGAGGCAATGAATAAGATATTAAAAGAAGGTCTTGAAGCAATAGAAGAAGAGTTTATTGATGAGATTTAATAGTAATAAAGAGAGGAGACATTACTTATGGATATGATAGACTATATCAATGAAATAAAACTTGAACTAACTGGTAATTTACTCACTCTTGAAATTACTGATGATACACTAGAGTTAGTTGTAAATAAGGCGTTAAGAGAGGTACAAAGATTTATTGACACAACAAAATTAATTACTGTTCCTTATTCTCAATGTATTGACCTTAAAGATTCAAAAGTTAGTTCTGTAGTAAGAGTATACAGAGCAACAGGATATTTAGGCTCTCCATCACAAGATGCAACAGACACACAGGTTGACCCAATGTATGCAATGCAGTGGCAAATGCTGACAGGAAGTGGTGATATTTATAATTTAAATGATTGGATTATGAATTATTCGGCATGGAACACAGTGCTTCAAATTAGAAATACAACATCAACTGATTTGTCATTTAAACAAGACAAACAAGCAGAGAAATTATATGTCAACTGCATTGACAAACCACCTTCAATTACTATTGAATTTGTTCCAAAATTTGAAGATGTTAGTGAAATAACAAGTGATTATTGGATTGATATTCTTATTAGAATGAGTATTGCAATAACTAAAATAACACTTGGCAGAATAAGAAGTCGTTATGTTCAAAGTAATGCTCTTTGGACACAAGATGGAGAAACTTTATTAGAAGAAGGAAATAAAGAATTAGACAGCCTTAGAGAGACATTAAGAGTTAATGCTCAACTAATGTTTCCGATTGATTAGACAGAGGGAGAAATATATGAGTACAAACAAATCAAAAAATTATTCAATTCAAGATGCTTTCAAGTCCTTGGACATGTTAGAAGAGGAAGAAGTTTTAAGTGTTGAAGAAGAGATGCAAACAAAAAGGATTTTAACTGAAGATACAATAACTGATGAGCAAGTATCAACAGAAGTAGAGACTATAAATCATGATGAAATTGACGCTGAAATTGAAGAATTCAATAAAAATCTTCGTAGACTAAAAGAAAAATATGACAGAAATTCAAAAACATTGTCTGAAAATGAATTAAAGCAATTAAAAGATGCAGGAATTTTAGAGACCTCTGAGTCTGCTGTTGAAAATATTATTACAGAAGAGCATAAAATTAATGTTGCAGATAAAAAACAAGTTGAGCAGGAACTTGATAATATCAACAAAGAGAACAATGAGGAAGAAATTGAGATGGTGGTTGATGTTGAAGCAGAAACTGTAGATGAACTAAAGAATAGTTATATTGGCAATTATATTCTGCAATGTCCAGTTTGTCATACACTGATTTATAAATCTGAAGAAGATGTTATTCATAGTGATGATGAAGACCTTGTTAATGTTGATGAAGCATGTCCACACTGTAAGTCTGAAGATGGATTTATTATTGTAGGAAAGGTTGCTCCAGTAACAAAAGAAAATGAAGAAGAAGATTCTGAAGAAGATGAAGAAGACAAGGAAAATGAAGAAGAGACTCCTGAAGATGACAGTGAAAACACAGAAGATGTAGAAAAAGAAACAAAGGAAGAATCATCAGAGAATGATGAGAAAGATAAGACTAAAAACGAGAGTGTTCAATCAATGCCTCTAGAACTAAATTTTGATGATTTAAATGAAGAATTATTTAATAGACTCGCTACAAAATATCTAAATAATATCTATGAGAATGTAGATAGTTTTGAAACAAAGACAGGCTCAGTTGATGAAGATGATAGCAGAGTTACACTTGAAGGAGTTATTAACTTTAAGTCCGGTAAAAAAATAGATACTAAGTTTGTATTTGAAGCAAAGGCTCTAACTAAAAAAGGAAGAGTTAGATTTATTGGAATGAATGAATCACTATCACCATCTAAAAAACCATTTGTTTTAGTAGGAAGAATAGTTGAAAAAGTTTTAATGCCTGAAAGTTTAACCTACAATTATTCAGTTAGAGTTGATGAAGAGTTAAAACGAATTTATGGTAGAGTTGTTGAAGATTTAAGTAAAATAATTAAGAAATAAGAGAGGACTAACAGACATGGGTGACCAAAGCAATTATGGTTTATTGCTTAATAGTGATATTAAGTTACACAGACAGTGGTTTATTGAAATGTGTAATTTAATAGGTATTAAGGTTATATATCGTGCTCCTTTACCAAATAAAACATATAATGGTTATGGGGAGTTCGATTCATTCTTTAATACGCCCAAAGTTGTTGGCTGTATCTTTGAGGACCATCCTACACAACAAACATTAAAAAAATTAGGTTGGGTTAGTGAATTGCAAGAAGAATCATCATTGATTCATGTTCCGTATGATTTAGAAGGATTACAACAAGGTGCTTTATTCATCATTCCTAGTGGTATTGACAATGCACAAGGTAGAGTATTTAGAGTTATAAAGATGTCAACATCAATTATCTATCCAGCATCTATTACATGTGAAATAGCACCTCAATATGAAAGTGAGTTTGAACCTGCAAATCTAACATTTGAGCATACTGATTTCAACTTACTAAATATAGATGGACAACTAAATGAGGAGGACGAGTAAAATGCCATTAAGTAGTGAAGTTCAAAGTCTTGTTGATAAAAAGAAGTGGCAAGAGGCTTATAACAAGGCAGATGATTCTCTTCAAGATGATACAAAATACTTCTTAGTAGAGGTTGAAAATGAAGAAAATAACACTTCAGGATTTGTGTCAGGAACAAAAAAGAATTATATTCTTGTAACAGATGCAAATAAGGCATCATATTGGAATGAAACTGATGCAAAAGAAGTGGCAAAAGGTATAAGAACAAGAAAGATAAAAACAAAAGTTGTTGCAAGAGATGCCTATATTAAAAATGTAGGAACTCAAGGAACTGAAAAAGGTGAGGTAATTAATTTATTTTTAGAAGAGAGATTTAAAAATGTTGATATAACTTCTATTAAAGACATTCTTCATAAACAAATTGAGGAATTAGGATTCTCATACAATACAAATCCCTTTCTACAATTTCTAGATAATTATTTCAAAACTCATACCGGAATTGAAGAGTCAGTAATGGTTTACTTAAATGATTTATATGCAGATGATGTTATTACAACACAAGACTTACAAGCAAAAACAAATGAGTTGACAAATACAATATTATTTAATGATAATTTATATAAAACTAACTATGAAGATGCTGAGTTTATTGTGCAGGCTTATAAATGGTTATCAACAGAGAGTAATATTAAAAGATATCTAACAAATCCATTAGCCATTCAGAAATATGAAATTGAAGATGTAAATAAAATAACCAGAGAAAAGGCAATTGAAATTAGAAATAGTATTTTATTTAAAGATGGTAGTAATATCACAACAAGTGAAATAAATTCAATTGCTGACATTCAAAGAGAACTTAGATTTCTTGAAGGTGAATCTACAAAAGATGTTGACTCTTTAACACTTAATATTGATAAAAATGTACAGAATGCTAATAAGTGGAAAGAATTGTTACAAGACAAGGTATCAAATGTTAATGATGCACAAGACCTAATCAATTACATAGTAAAGGAGTTTAAATTACTCTAATATGCAAATGACCTTAAACTTAGTTAGAGATGTTGATTGGTCACATTTCTTAACAAATTATATTTCTGAAAAATTATTCAATTATGTGTTGCTAAATTTAAATGAGGATAAGGTATTTATTCTAGATGATTATATAAATAATATTCTAGAGATTCAACTATCCACAAAAGAAATACTGAAGTTTGCATTTGAAAATCTTGTCATTGCAGATACAGGCTCAGAGTTTGTTGTTATGATAGACCCAAACATTAACATTCCTAACTCTAAACACAAGTTAATTACTGTGATTAAATTAATTGATTATGGTAATCTTGAGGTCAGAGGTTGTGGTATCATATCACAGGCGTTTAGTTACATTGTAATGCAATTACCAAATCTAGTTACATTGTACAGACTTCAAAGATAGGAGAGTAAAATGGGAGCAAGATTATATGATGAGGCTTTATATAACAAGATTCAAAAATGGGTAAAAGACCCTAACATGAGAATTTTAAAGCCTGATGAAGTAACAAGACTTATACAAATAAAAGCAGACTTAAACAGTGATAAACCACTTAAATTACCTATGATAGCATTATCAAGAAATACTGACATAGAAATATTAAGTGTTAATAAGAAACCTCTAACATTTGATGGCATGATGATAGAGTCAAACGAGAAAAAAACATTGCAAATAAATGCCATACCAATTACAATAGGATATCAACTTGACATTTATACATTAAAGTATGAAGAAGGTGATGAGTATCTTAGAAACTTTATCTTCAACTTTGTAAATAGTCCTAAGTTGACAGTAGTTCTTCCATACAATGGTGTAAACTATCAGCATAATGCAAATGTAACATTGCTTAGCCCTGTGGAAGATAACTCAGATATTGCACAAAGATTGTTTCCAGGACAGTTTACAAGATGGACAATCAAATTGCTGATAGAAGATGCATACTTATTCTCATTGCCATATGTAAACAATGTGTCAATGCTGAATGAAGTTGAAATTGAAATAAATTAGAAAGAAGTAAAAAATAAAAGGAGAGAATAAAATGCCAAAAATTACAATCAATGAAAAAGACTTAACATCAGGTGGAGCATATCTGGCAAGTGAGAATGTTGTTTATATTCCAGGATTTTCAACAGAGGCTGATGTTGCTGGTGAGCCTGTTCTTTGCAAAACAGTAGAAGAGTTTACTCAACATTTCGGTACTACACCTTTATTACTTAATGGTAAAGATGATAAGTCATATATCATGGCTTATGAATTATTAAAATTAGGTATGTATGTGTTGTATGAAGTACCTGCAACTGCATTAGGTGAACAAACTGCTGTTGATGATGAAGAAGAAATGGAAACTGCTTTAGGTGAGCAAGGATTCTGGACACGACTAACAGATAGAGGTAAATATGATATTAGATTCATCACATCAGGTGCTTATGCAAAAGACAACATTGAAATTATTACTGAGATGTTAGCAACTGCACAAACAAGAGGAGACGCTATTGCTCTTATTGACCATGCCTCTGATTTAACAGAAAAGCAAGAAGTTCAAGAACACTTTGATACAATAGGTGCTGATGTCAACTCTAAATATGGTGCAGGTTTTACACCATGGATTTATATTAACTCAGATGCATATAAAGCAACTGCACCTGATAAATTAATGCCAGGAACATTTGCATACTTAGCATCATTTGCTTTATCAGTACAAACAAATCCAAGTTGGGTGGCGGTTGCCGGTGCTGTTAGAGGAAGAATTCCAAAAATAACTGCTCCATTCACTTCAATTCAATATGGTGAACTTGAGGCAAATGATTTACAAACAAGAGAAAAGGGTGAAATTGCAGTTAATCCAATCTGCAACATCAATCCTTATGGATATATTATCTGGGGTAACAGAACATTAAGTCCAGTAGGTGCTGGTTCAACTGCACAAAATGACTTAGTTGCTACAAACTTCTTAAATATTAGAAACTTAGTTAGTAGCATTAAGAAAACTTTATTTGTAGCATCAAGAGGTCTAACATTTGAACAAAATAGTGATATTTTATGGATTAACTTCAAGGCACAAATTACTCCTCTCTTAGATAAAATGACAACAGGTAATGGTATTGCTGGTTACAGATTAATCAAACAAAAGGCTGATAAGAAAGCAACATTAAAAGCAACAATTAGAATTGTTCCAATTGAGGCAGTTGAAGACTTTGATTTAACAGTTGAAATGAGTGATTTCACAGAATCAGTTACTGAATAATAATAAAGGAGAAATAGAATTATGGCAGAACAAATCGGAACATATCACTTAGCAAATAATCCTGACCTATATGAGATACAAAGAAGTAATAACTTTGAGTTTGTGGTTACAGGACTTGGTGAACTACTAAGAGCAGGTGCTGTTGAAGGCGATGGTCGTCCACTCATTGAAAATGGTCAAGAAGTATTAAGACTATCTGTTGTCAAAGCACCAATTCCAAACTTCAAGCAAGAACCTCTTACAATTAGAAGAGGGAATAGTGTGATGAAAATGGCAGGAGTACCAACATTTGATGCTGGTAATCTTGTTGTGAGAGATTTCATTGGCGCTGATACAAAATCAGTATTAATGGCATGGCAAAAACTTTCTTATGATGTTAAGACAGAGAGAGTTGGAAGAATGAGTGCTTACAAGAAAGATTGTACACTTGTTGAATACACACCAGATTATCAAATGGTTCGTTATTGGGACTTAAAAGGTTGCTGGATTTCAGGAATTTCAGAAGATGACTTTGATATGGAGTCAGGAGATTTAAAAACAATCACAGCGACAATTGAGTATGATAAGGCAGAAATGCACTTACCTGATGAGGAATAATAAAGACTAGTACTTTACTCATACAAACAATAAACCTTTCAAATATGAAAGGTTTTTTGCATTATAGACAGTATTTTTATTGTATAATTAATATAGACCTAATTAGGCCTATATTTAAATTATTCAATTATGCAATTTGGCGCAGTTTTTATTTATGCTAAATTAAATGAGGCAATAATTTAAGAGCAAATTAATGAAAAGGAGAGAAGTTAATGAGTCAAAATTACACAATTGCAGAGTCATATGTATTACCATCAAAAGGATTAATCTATGATAAGGAAGTTAATCCTAAGATTAAACTAAGAAGTATGACAACAGAAGAAGAAATGAGAAGACTGTCACCATCTGACACACCATATAAAACAATGTGTGATATCATTGAGTCATGTATGCTTGAAAAGCCGGGCATTTCAGTTTATGATATGTGTTTAGGTGATTATCAATTTTTAATGCATAAATTAAGAGTTGTCACATATGGTTCAGAATATAAAATGATTGTCACATGTCCTAACTGTGGAGAAACTCATGAAGTAAAGATTTCTTTAGATGATTTAGAGGAAATTGAGTATGATGCTAAATTAGAAGAGTACAAAAAAATCAGATTACCTGTTTCAAATAAAGAAGTTACAATCAAAATTCAAACACCAAGGTCATTAGATGAAATTGCATTAAGAACAAAAGAATTAAAACGCAAGATGAGAGAACTTACATATGACCCTAGTTTAATGGTTACACTTCAAAGTATTATTGACACTGTTGATAATAAGAAAATGAGTGTGCCGGAACTAGAAAACTTTGTTAAAAAGTTACCTATGAAAGATGTTACATACATCATTCAAACTGCTGAAAAATTAAATAGAGGGGTAGGCTTAAATACAGATGTAGTTGTTACCTGTGGCTCATGTGGTTACGATGCGGTTACCACGTTTCGCCTCACATCTGAATTTTTTGGACCCACAATTGACTAATGATGGTAAGCCTTATGGTCCATATCGTTATAAACAAATTGTAAAAGAATGTTATTTAATTAGTAAGAATGTAAATACTTCATATATAGATGTCATGAAAATGACACCACAAGAAAGAAACTACTTGTTAGAATTTATTGCTGAGGAGATTCAGAGAAAACAAGAATTAACAGAACAAGTAATGAATAAAAGTAAATAAATAAGGAGGTCTCAATATGGCTGATATTATAGAAAATATTAGTGGCACTAGAAAATCTAGAAAAGTATCATCTACAGGTGAGACCTCTTTTGGTGATGTTGAGAAACAAATACTTAATGAAATAAAAAAGATAAAAGAAAAACAAGATAAAGAATCAAGAAAAAGAGCATTAGATTCTGCAAAGGCTGTTGCTGAACGATATGCAAAATATGAAAAAGAACTTGGTCTAAAGACGGATAAAGAGAGAGAAAAACTTCGTAAAAAATTAATTGAAGAACAAAACAAAAAAGACCAAACTCAAAAAATAAAAGATTTAATTGAGTATAATAAAAAATCTCTAGAACTTCAAAGAGAGTATAATAGAGCAATACTAGATGCTGACTCAGGTGCAACATTTAATGAGAGAGTAACTGCGATTAGAGAAGAGGCAAAAGCAAATATTAAAGAGCGTTTCTCTCTAGCAGGAATGATGGATTCTGCACAAAAACTATTTAGCAGTTTAACGCAAGAGTTCAACAGTATCATGTCTGAGTATGCTAAGTATCAAATAGCAATCAATACAAGACTTCAAGGAACTGATAAGACATTTGCAGGAATGTCAGATTTTTTAAAGAATAATATTGGTGTCACTCCATATCTTAAAACACAATCAATGTTTGAGAATTTAAACAAACTAACTGAATTAGGTATTGTTTATAATCTTGAACAAAGAGCATTTTTAGCATCTATTGCTGAAAACATTTCAACCACATTTGAGGCCACAAATGGCACTCTTTTAAGATTAGTTAGATTACAGCAAAGTGATTCTACAGCGGCGAGACTTGGTCTTGAAACTGCTGTTACAAGATTTTTAAATACAATGTATGAAGATAGTAGTTATCTAAATACAAACTTTGATAATGTTTCAAGTGCATTAATTGAGGCAACATCTCAAATGACAAATGAGTTTACACTGCAATTTGAATACATAGTTCAAAAATGGCTAGGCTCATTAAGCAGTGTTGGTTTATCTGATGAAACCGTGAGTAACTTAGCACAAGCAATTGGTTATTTAGGCAGTGGTAACATTTCTGGTCTTGAAGGAATGTCAGGCATGAGAAACTTATTAATTATGGCAAGTTCTCGTTCTGGTAATTTAAATTATGCAGACATGTTATCAAATGGTATTGATGCATCTCAAACAAATGAATTATTAAAGAACATTGTTCAATACATTCAAGAGATTGCATCTACAAACAATAAAGTAGTTCAATCACAATATGCAAGTCTATTTGGAATTACACTTTCTGATATGACGGCAGCCAAGAATTTAAAAGACAGTCTATCAGACATTGCATCTAACACTCTAACATATGCAGGTGCAATAAATGAATTGCAATCAAGTATGCGTTCAATAGGAACAAGAATGAGTGTTGCAACCATGATGGACAATCTATGGTCTAACTTACAATATGGACTAGCGACAAACATTGCTGATAGTACAGCATTATTTGCAACATGGAAAGTCACAGACATGATTCAAGGTCTAACAGGTGGAATTAATATACCATTTATTACAGCCATGGGAACAGGTATTGATGTTAACACAACAGTTGAGAACTTAATGAAACTAGGAATTGTTGGTATGAGTTCATTAGGTATGATTGGTGATTTAATCAGTGGTTTAGGAAATACCTTTGACCCAAGTTCAATGTTAACAAAGTTAAGCATAGGAACAAGTGCTACAACAACAAAGAGAGGTTCTGGTTTAAATTACACTGTGCCAGCAGGCACTGCATTAATAACAACCTCCACATCTACCTACATTGGCAACACTTCTGGAAGTGATATTCAAGCATCAACTCTTGCAGAAGCAGAGAGAGGTGCACAAGAGAAGTTAAATCAAAAACAACAAGAGATTGTTGATTACACAAAGATTACAGCAAACTATTTAACAGATGTGTTTAATCCTAAGATTGATGCAATGTTAGTGATGTTAGCAAAATCATCAGCATTCAATCTAACAACGGGCACAGGTGAGATGTTTGATGATAAAACTCTTTCAAAATTAATATTAGGAAAAGAAACAGGCATTGTGGTATCTGATGCAAAATCTTCTGATGAGAGAATATCAAATATCTCAAACATTGATACAAATGTAGCCTCAATTCTTGAACTATTAGAAAGAGGAATATCAGTTAGTATAAATAATCCGACTGATTTAGGAACATCTTTTACATAGAGATGAGGAGGAATTAATATGTATAAATTTAACAATCATGATATTATAACAGGATACATAAAAGAACTACTACTGTCTTTTAATCTTCCTCAGATTCATGTAATAACAAAAAATACAGTTGTTTTTCCTGGTCATGATTATATATATAAAAATAAGATATATAAATACAAAGGTACAACTGTAGAAACAATTACAAATACAAATGCATTGCCGTCAACACTAAAAGAGATTAATAACTATGTGTTTGGTCAAAGCATGTTAAACATAACAAAGAATTTAATCTTAAAAAGCAATATATATGATACATATACACATGAGTATTTAGGTGATTACTTAAGATTTATAAGAGATTATCTTGACTTTAATTTAATGTCAATGTATAATTGTTTTAGTAACAGAATTGCAAGGTATGTTAATGTTAAAGTGTACAACTCTACATTTGACTCTAATGATACATCACATAAGATTTATGCAGTTCCTGTTAAGTTTTTTAATGAGTATACAATAGGCATTGACTGTGATTCAAAAATTGAAATGTTTTGTGGATTCTATCAAGATGGCATGATTTCAGTTTCATCATCATTAGATAATGATTTTTATAGTTCCACTTACACACAAAGAATAAACACCAGATTTAAGAAACCATTCTTATACTCAAAATTAAAGAATATGACAAACATAAATAATTTACAATATGGTCTTGAGAGTCAGTTATTTTTATTTATAAAAGTATCAACCTCTTGCAACTCTTCTGTAACAGTTTTAGAAGGTAATTACTTAGACAACTGTGAGCATTATTTTGATGAAGATGCTGAGAGAGTTTCAAATGTGCCTCTTCTATATAAATTTAAGGATGAGACAACAGGAAAGATTGGTGATGAATTAACAAGATATAAATTTATCAGCAGACTACAGTTATTTAATTTTAACTCAGGAATATCAACTCCATTTGCTGACAGACTTGTTGAGTACTTATTTGGCAATGTTGTGAGTAGTGTTGATGATATTGGAGAAAATGTTCTTAGAGTTCAAAAAATTCTTATGAGAGGCACAACTCCTATTAAATTAAGAAATGTGGATAAGTATGGAGAGTGGAGTGAGAATTTAAGAAAAAATATCTATGCAAATGAAATACATCTAGGCATTGTGCATAAAGCACTTGATGTACTAGGATTCTATGATAAAGACATAGAAGGATTGTTAGGAGAATAGTATGGCAGAATATACAAATAGACCTTTTAATCTAATAGACAATTATATTTATTTATTTCATACAGATGAATATCTTTTAATTCCAACCTATCCTGACACAATTCAAGATTCAATGACAACAAGATTCTCAGAGACAAATGCCTTATCTCGTTCAGCGCCTGTATTTGCATTTAGTAATGCAGGTCCAAGAACTGTACAAATATCATTAAATCTTCACAGAGATATGATGGAGGCAATTAATTATAATACAAGCAATATGAATATTGAAGATATTGATGATGATTATGTTGACACATTAATTAAAAAACTTCAGTCAATATCAGTTCCTAAATATGTAGCGTCATCAAAGAGTGTGCAACCACCAATGATTGCTGTTAGATTTGGTAATGAAATATTTATTAAAGGCATTGTTAATGGAAGTATCACTGTAACATATGAAAAGCCTATATTGACAAATAATAAATATGCACAAGTACAAGTAGTATTCACAGTTACAGAAGTTGACCCTTATGATGCTGAATCAATTCAACAATATGGAAGTTTCAGAGGATTAACAAGAACTTTCAAAAATGGTATTTACAGTAGTAATGATTAATAATTAAGGAGATGATATCATGGATGTATTAAAAAATAAACAATTTAGAAAGTATGAAGATATCTCAAGATATAGTTCTTTTCCTATTTATTACAACTCTCTTGATGAAAAATATATTTATGGTATTACATCTCAACTAAGTGATAAAAGTGAGTATGTTGCCCATAAAGTAACATTTACTGACACATTGGAATCATTAGCATTTAAATATTATGGTAGACCAGATTTATATTGGGTAATAGCAGATTTTAATAGAATTCAAGACCCATATTTAAAATTAATTGATAAATTTTCAGTTATCAAGATTCCTTCATTAAGCACAATCAATTTTGAGGTATAATCAAATGGCATTGATAAATTTATTAAATACAACCGCTAGAGTAGAAACTCCTTTTGTTAAAGTGACAATAGGTGATTTTACTTTTGGTGTTTTTGATAAAAAGACAATGAGAGGTATTGATGTACAAGGAGTCTATAAATATAACAGAATACAGTATCCTAACTATGTTCAAACATTGACAATAACAAAAATTAATGGTAAAGTAAATACATATGTACTAACTCTGAAATATCCAATTAATGAGTCAAATGACCCTAACTTTATTGAAAAGGTTTTAAGTAGTGTATCACAAACAAGAAAAATTGTATTTAGTTATGGTGACCTATCTTTACCATCATTTGTTTATAGAGATGAGGAGGCAATAATTACAAATGTTGACTCTCAATTTGGTATTGCAGATTCAACAATAACATATAAAATCAGTGCAGTAAGTCAAGCACTAAAACTAAATGCAGGTAATTTTACATTTAAAGGCAGACTTGCTAAGCCAAGTGATGTTATTAAAGAAATACTATTTAATAAAACATATGGTCTTCAAGAAATATTTTATGGAATGAGAGACAGAACTCTTGTTGAGACTGCAGGATTAATTCCTGGTAATGACCGTGTTGTTCAACTTCAAACAAAAACAAATATTACAATTTTAGAATATCTTTCATATCTAGTATCTTGTATGTCTCCATTAACTTCAGACACAGGAAAAATTCTGAAGAAATCAATTTATATACTAAGCATTGTTGATGATATAACAGGCTCATTTGATGGTACATATTTTAAAATAACACAAGTTGGAGAAGGTCAAACATCTTCAATTTTAGAGACATATGAGATAGACATTGGATATCCATCTCAAAATGTTGTCATATCATTTCAAGTGAATGACAATCAAAACTACTCTATTTTTCATGACTTCACAGATTCAATAACAAATGATGTATATGTTCAAAGAATCAATGATGATGGTGAATTAGAGAGTGAGTTTGCACCAATTTTAAGTTCATCTACAGAGTTATATAAAACGACAGAGGCAGAAAGAACATGGTGGACAAAAGTAACATCATATCCAATATCCGCAACCTTAG